TAATAATTAAATAAAAAGAGGTGCTACTAGTTTAGCAGCAGAAATGATACTAGGGCCATACGTGGTCACAGCATCAATCACTTGATTAGCGACTTTCTTTACTCCATTAATCAGATCAGATAAATGGAATGGATTTTCGTGAAATTGAGGTATTCGACGCAAACTTGCTAACGCACGTTCGTAATAACCAGCGTCGTCTCTTGGTCTCGCAACTGCGAACCAAACATCTTTTGTCAAGAACTCAACGTTCGAGGCAAAAGTGAAATACCCGTCTTTGCCTTCATCAAGCGAAATAACAGCTTGAAATGCAAGATAATCTGTCTCTTCATCGAGGGAGAAATACAATTTAGTTAAAACTCCATTGGAGACTTCACAGTAATCGAGAAAATCGAAATCTGTAGGTTTAGTTGGCATCAAGAATCCGTAGATGCCATTGTTCGCTGACATGGTTTTGCTAGTTTCAGCTTTACTTAAGTCAACGTTGGTGAGAAAGTTCACAAAATCATTTGATCCGGGTATCTGGGCCATTGTGACAGTTCCTCCAGCTTGGAGAGGTGGAGCTCTGTTTGAATACATGAGACTCTGGCCAATCATTCGAATCTTGTCAACCGACGCGACTTTAGCAGAAAGATAAGGTAACGTGTTATGAGCAAAGGTCCCTTTAAGAACTTCATAATAAGCTGCGCAAGTGAAATCATCGATCGGTATAGGACTGCCAGGGGTTTCATTGATGGCTTGGACATGAATCTTATGATATCCATAATTTTGAGCTGAAAGGGCTTGAGGTACTCCAGGATTTGCTGTGTTGTTTTCAACGGGGGACCAGACTCCATCACCGAAAACATACATGGTGACACGGAATGATGTAGCAGATCCATCAGGAATGACTGTGATGGTATCACCAGGGGACAAGAAAATTGAGCCACCCTTTGAATCTTTAGTAACTCCGACTCCCAACGTATCGCCGTGAACTGGCAATTCACAGTCAGTTGATGGTTTAAGGAATGAAACTGGGAGTTCCATACCATCTGTTGGTAATAATGAACTAAGAGTCGTCGAAGGCACTGAATTGGTTGCCGATACCATGTAAAAGTCGTACTTAATGGTTTTCCCTGCCCTATTTGGTTGCCAAACAACAGTATTTCTAACTGGATCGCGAAAACTGAAAGCGAAGTTATATGCAGGATCCAGTTGTGGAGTAGGATCAGTGGTTTTAAGATATTCCGCATCTTTGAGAGCCCATGGACCTGCAACGCCAGTTGCTTGCCCGGCAAATGCACCATTGTATCTACACGGTGGGGCAGCACCAGGACAGGCCATGGAAAGCATTTCTTTTTGAAATTCGTTCTTCAAACCTTGGGTTGCAATCATTTTCTTACTCTTGGCCAATGCTTTCACATGACTAACAGAGACTTTCTTACCTGATTGCAAGCTGAGTTGCTTTTCCTTCTTCTTGACTTGTCTATCCAAATTCTTTTCTTTCTTTTCGATGTTGGTCAATTTCTTAGCAGCTACTTTCTCTTTCTTAACAAGATTGGTCAAAGTTGCCTTCATAGCCGTGTTTCCATTGATGGCATGCATGAGCTTATTCCAAAGTTCAGCTAAAACCATATCGTAGCCAGCTATGAGAGTTGCGTCTTGGGGCTTAGAGATCGCCAACTTAGTCAAGTAAGCAAGTTTAATTGTGAATGAACCTTTCTCCAAAGGTGTAAAGGGTTCTTGGTAAACATTCTTATCAAACCAAGATGTCAACAATTTGTCAAGTTCTTTGTCTGTGCATATTCCGTCGAACCAAAGATCAACCTCTATCCAGTTCCAGCCATGGACAATAAGTTCCGCCTGTACAAGCGCGAGTAAACTCTTAGAACATTGCCTCTCAGCCTCCTTCTTAGTGCTGCAATTCTCACTTGTGGATGAGAATGCTTTAGATAAACAGTTGCAGGTAACAGTGGAGACGAAGTAGATATTCTTGCCATTGGCTCGAGAGCTCGTGGAGTACTGGAGATCTTTGATTTTATCAGCTTGACATAATTCGTTGAGGGCACCTTTGTAGTTGAGCGTGTTTTCACCATTTGGTTCCATGTAATTCAGCAAAGATAATGAGATGTTGAGGTAAAACAATTAGTGAGATTTTATGATGTTTTTGTTGTGGTTGAGTAAAATCAACAACGTTTGTAGAATATATGTATAATTCGAAATGTTTGGAAGTAATATGTACAAGTAAATATAAAGAATAATGAATGTAGAAGTTGGTTAGTGAGTCTCTTCCTTAGAACGAGGAGCCTCGACTGAACCACCGCGTTCGGGTTCTTCAAACGATTCTTCTTCAACATCCTGTAGCGCACGCATTATTTGAGCAGCCGCAGTGTCTAGCGCTAAAGTTTTGTTATCATCCATGCGGTCATTTTTCGAAGTGAGACACGATTTTATGGAAAACCATAAATCATACGGGATAGTGAAATCACCATCATCAGTGATGCAAGCGCAAAGTGCATCAAACAACTCTCTTCGTTCTCTTGCGTAAGCTAAATTGGCTCGAAGCAATCGCTTCATCGCAACCTTCAATTTACCAGAATCTGAATTCATTTCGAAATATAAGGGTTAAAATAAGTTATGTACAAGTATTAAGTATAAGTAATAAATTAAAACTGTAGATTAGGCCCATTCTTTGCGGCCATGTTGAGGAGGGATACAATCAACCTCTACACTAGAGATCTGAAGTGTATTAATAATCGCTTCAGGTGGAGCAGCGACGAACGCATCTAATTGTTCTAGCAAACCATAAGTGGCGTGCTCATCCATGCCGTAATGCTCCCAACAAGCTTGAACTGCAAGCTTTTTATCAGCTCTAATGTACTTCATTTTATCTTCAACACCCAATTGGTATGAGGCAATATTATTCTTCACCATCTTAAGGTTTGAACCATGGAAATTCTTCATGAAGATTGACCACATCAATCGTACAGGATCGTAGATGATGCCGCCTTCATTTAAGAAGTGGTTGAAGAAAACCGGAACGTTGTATTTGTTATATTTCACTTGAATCTTCGAAAGCTTCCAACGCTCCATCTCCTCTTTATCAGTTAGTGTCGAAACGACTGTGCTATCGTCTCCCCCAAATTTGCCAAATTTGTATTCGTACCATTTATAAATCAAACAGAAAACAGCCATGAGCAACAAGGTGTTGCCGGAGAATGTATCTGGGGCACCAGAATCCTTTTTGTCTACTTGAACCAACATAATGTCACCAGCATACAACATGGAACATGAGCGATAGAGATAGTATAATTCAACTGCCGGATCGGCGTCGAAGAATTTACCACTCTTCGTGACCACTCCGCTAAAAAATAAGCGGACGATCAACTTCTCAAGTTCAATTGTTTCTCTCCATTGACCTGCATCATACTTGACCATGTCAGTACATGCGACTCTCTTTCTTGTGCCGTCACTGTTGATTCTAGTGGCATCGAACTGAGTTGCAATGAACTTCATTTCATCGTCATTATACCCGTTGACGAATTTAGTCTTGTCATTAAGCAGTCGTTTTATGATATCATTGATGGTTCGCCATAAAGGTCCAAACATTTGGTTGGCAGCTTTCTTCCAGGCTGTAATGCTCTGCCCGGATTTACCGCTAGTAATCTTCTCAATGTCGGCTTCGTGTTGATAAATCTTGACAATAGTCTTCAAATGACCTTCTGTGCCTCCACCTACGTCGCTAAAATCAACGTCGGGGTGGTCAGCTCGATACTTTTTGACTATGTCGTCCATGTTCTTTTGGTACAACTCAAGTAGGTCATCCAATTCAACCGGTCCTTGCTTTAGATACATCTTCTGAAAGTTCTCTGTGATAGCAGGGAAATGAGCTTTGCTAATAGGTATCTTGTAATCGCTGTTGTTTCTATCAAGGAAGGTGGCGTCTCTCTGAGACTCCAATGAAACGCGAAACACTCTACCTCTAGCCTTAGTGCCGGCCAAAGTCAAATAATTCATTTGCTTCAGTGAGGTCAAAACTGAAGGATCAAATCTGACTGCCTGCTTAATGTTGCTAGGTGGTAGAACGTAGTGAGCTTGTTTCAAAGTATCATCAGCTACCGGATAGAGAAAACTTTCAGCGATGTCGACATCCCAATCGCAGGATTTACTTTTATCCCTGACTATTTCTTTCTCGATTGATGGGTAGGATTTCTCTAAACAATCGTCGCCGACTCGATAAGGTATTGATTCCGATTCCAACAAAGGCACCATTGAAAAGGGAAGTTTACTCAACATGCCTGGTTCCGATTCGGCGAGAATCCAACTGTGTCTAGCACGCGTGGCGGTGACTAGATAGCCAGAAGTAGTGTTCATTAGGTGAATGTCACTAGTTCCAACGAGAGTGCCGGCATGATTTGCAGTCATACCTTGTGAAGAGCGAATGGTGATGGTGACTTTAGTTTGAATGGCTGCAGTTACACTGTTTGTGGCAGCTGCCATCCATAATCTGTCAACCCAATCGCCGTGCCTAAGGAATTCGATGTATTTGTCGTGACTCAAGACATAAATGTCTGTATCATAAGGTGCTACCGATTCGATCTCATAACCGTCAATCAATGAGTTCAGCATATTACACACGCTTTTGCCGAATCTTTTGGTTTTAGTCAATCTCTGACCTGATGTAAAACAAGCCATATGGTCTTTAACTAAAGAGAATTCGATAGGATGATTGGGGTCATGATATGAGAATTGATTCACATCTCCTGTTAAGATGAACTTAGCGTTAGGGGCTTGATAATTGCACACCAGAAAGTATGCAAAAGGCAATGTGAAAAATTCATCTAAGCCTATCATTTGCAAGCCGGAAGTTTCAGTTTTGATCAAAGCAGTCTCAAAAGTCCAGACTTTGGGGTCTTCAACTTTATGCTTCTGTTTAACTTCATCGGACACTTGATTTCTCAAGTTGGTGGTGGTGCAGAAGATAGCGGACTCAAACTTGTTGTAGTGGTCAGTCATGAACCAAGTTTTTCCTGAACCTGGAACTGCGTCAATGGCGCAAACGTCGAATTCGAGGATGGCTTTCGGGTTTTTGCGTATAGCTTCTTGATAAACAGCAATTTGCGGGTGCATGAGCTTGACAATTTTGTCATGAAGTGTAGCAAAACCATCGATACCGAATAATTTCTCATAATGGACCACATCCTTCATCTTATCGCGATATTCGATCAGCGATGCAAGAGCATTGACGTAAGGTATGCGGAACTTGGAATAAATTAATTTCGGTTCATCGACTTTCTTGAAGTTTGAAGGTCTGAGAGCTCGCAATTTGACATCTTTAGGTATCCAAGGACCTTTATAAGGTTTTAAAAATGGGGGTACTTTAGATGAACTGGCTGCTACTTCCTTGTTTTTCAGCTTCTTGATCATCTCTTGTCGTTCAGCTAATTCCTTCAAATTTTCCCATTTCTTGGTAAATACGGGGGTTGCTGGGGAAGAAGGTTTAGAAGCAATTGCTGTTGTAGCTTTAGGTAAGCTAGCAAATTCAGGGTCGACTGACATGATTTCAGCAGGTTTGATTGGAGTTGCTATTTCAGCTTTAGGTTTGGTCAAAGTTCCTACTGGTGAAGCCGGAGGGGCAGTTGGTTTAGGCTGTAAAGGGACAGCCACAGGTGAAGGGGCAACGGGAGTTGCTACTGGGGTAGACTGCAAAGATGCAGCCGAAAAATTTTGGGCGATCGGGGTAGCTGTTGGTTCAGCTGGCGCTGTTGGTGCAGAAGCATCAACTTGTTTTGGGCGCCAAACTTCAGTGACTTTAGTTGCTTCCATTTTGCCAGGATTGACAGGGGCCCGAGGATTGAAGTCCTTGGGTGCAGTTGCCACAACTAAATCGTCTAAAGTGGGTGCTGTTGGTGGCAACCATTCTATAACCAATCTTGGTTTCGGGGCTGGCTCGATTGGATCGCTGTGGATTCGCCAAAACTCAAATACTAAGCTCTTTTCCAATTTATGAACTTCGTAATCAAGGGAGTACCATTCACCGTGCTCTTCCCAAACAGGCAACGCGCCTGGCAGATCGTGGGTAAGCGGCAGTTGGACGTAGCATCTATTGAAGGACCTAGCAAGACCTAGAATCCAATCGAAGACGTTATATCCTTTGTATTTCAGTTCGACTTCATCTACGGGACAAACAGGCGTAAAAACGTATATCGGTGCATAAGGTAAATCCGAGCCCGTAATTTCGCCGGTAGTGAATTGAACATTTACTTTAAGTTCATTGGCCAAATTGGTTTGAAAGTATTGAGCGAATTCCAAATTTTCTTCATAAGCGCGAACAGATTTCGAGACTTTTGCTAAGCTGCGAGTTACGGCACCTAATCCTGAGCAAAGGTGAACAATGGCAGCAGAACTGAGTGAGACTCTGGATGAAAGCAAAGCGATGAAAGCATCTGCTTCGGTGAACACAATAGTCTCCTCTCGCATTGAAGGGGGGACAGCCATAGTGCAGATATCCAATTCATCTAATTCATCCATCGATTTGGAAACCTCAGAGGAGATTTCAATATCCCAATTCTCAGAAAAAGCGGGCATAAGCAAATCCAAGGCAGGTTGTCTAGACATGTTCAACCAGTCCAACCAATAACTTTGAGTAATGGCATCCCAGGTTTCCATGATCCATGCAGTGAGTTTGGATTTGACAAGATCTTTAACCATACCGCCTTTCTTGCTGGCTTGCAAAGTGGTGAGGAACACTCGATATGTGGAACCTCGACTCAAAGTCGCAGTGACTATGCAGAAACGCACGAGCTTATCCAAGACATCGATTGATATCGCCCAAGATTTCTGAACAACATGATCGTTGAGTAAAATCTGTGCGCGTTTGGACCAAGCGTATGAGAAAATGCGCGGTGGGTCAATACCTTCGGCTTGCTGACGTTCGCAATAACCATAGACGTCCTCTAACTTATCTAAAGTTACCCAAAAGTATCTTTTCTTTCTGTGTTGAATCCAATGCTCAACATCCAAGAATTTAGTCATCTTAAAGAGGGTAGGTCCTCTTCGCCTTACATTTTTATATTGACCTGGGGGTATTCTGTGGATGTGCATGACTTTCATAGCTTCATATTCTTTCACAACCTCGCAATATAAAGTCCCGTCCGGTGTGTCATGAAGCGAGCGTAGGTTCCACCTAAGAAAGGTGGAAGTTTTGTGTATATAGCCGTTGCTGCTACCTTTGTGAACCATGTAAGTCATACCTTTGCGGGAGATCCATTTTACTTCGTAAATTTCGTCGTAGATCTCTTCGTTGTTGACCAGTTCGGGCACCATGAGCAATAGTGCGATCGTTTTAAGGGCTTTAAAGTGCTTCATGTATATAGCCATCGAGTGTGCATCAATATCATATAAAGAGTGGTTGGCTACCAGCACTGAACAGGGTTTTTCAATCTGCCTAAAATTTTCGCGCGTGCAGATTCTTGGGGTGATTGCTGAGGCTAAATCACAATTGGGTCTATACATTTGTGCCCAGTTGAGAAATTCCTTCGCCCATAACACACGATAAGGCACATGAGAACCTAAATCGTGCTCGGCTTTCAAAATGCCGTCGTTCAATCGGGCTTCATCTTTAGCGTCTACCATGCCAAAGACAGCAACGAAGTCTACTGTTCCCTGAGTGGCAGTTAAGAATTTTGTGACTTCTTTATATGTAGCTCCTAATAAAGCTACTCGTGAGTATTGTTTGCATTCCGTGTATAAGGAATTTTGCGCGACGTTCTTAACGAAACTAAGAACTGGGTGAGACTTTATTGATTCGTCACCATGGCAAACAAAACTGATGTTACCGAAAATACCTGCTAAATGTGAGGCTTGAATAGGCGTAAGTAAATAATCACACCAAAGGTGTTTCTTATCTACTTCGGTAAGTTTTGTGGCTACGCGAGCGTTAACGAAGTTTGAAGTACCAGATTGGTTCCTCGCTTCCGCCGCAATGGCCGA